AATCCGGAGCAATCATTTTCGGCATGGTTAGGTGAATTAGTTGCATTCGGTAAACTTACCGGCAATCGTTACATCTACGGAATCGGGCCTGATTCAGGGCCAAATGAAGGTAAATTCACGGAATTATATTCATTGCCATCACAATTGGTTGAAATTGTTTCAGGTGGTGTAATGCAACCGGTGGCAGGATACAAAATTCAGTACAATTCAATGATTGAGGTTCCACCTGAATACATTTGCCACATTAAAGATTTTAATCCGGATTACGACAGCAGCGGTTCAAACCTATATGGCCAATCACCTTTGCGTGCCGGCCTACGTGTTTTATCGGCCAACAATGAAGCCGTGACCACCGGATTAAAATATTTGCAGAATCAAACATCACGTGGTATGTTGATTTCAAAGGATGGTAATTTGACTGAGGTGCAAGCACAGGCATTAAAAGACAAATTCAGAAAGAATTATCAGGGAGCAGGAAACGCAGGTGATGTGATCATCACACCAAAAGATTTGTCATGGGTGAATTTTGGTTTAAATGCATCAGATTTGTCATTGATTGAGCAATACAATGGAACGGTGAAGGATTTATGTAATATCTACAATATCCCGGTTCAGTTGTTAAACAACACGGATTCATCTACATACAACAATATGAAGGAAGCCAAAAAGGCATTGTATCAGAATGCGGTGATTCCTGAATTGATCAAAATACGTGATGAATTGAATCGTTGGTTGGCACCAAAATACGGCAAAGGTGATGAATATTTCATTGACTTTGATTTCACAGCTATCAGCGAAATGCAGGAGGAAGTGGATAAATTGGTTGCACAATTAGCAAATGCGTGGTGGGTTACACCAAACGAAAAACGTGATGCAATGAATTACGCAATGGACAAAGAAAATGCGTTCATGGACGATTATTTTATCCCTGCTAATTTGATGGCACAGAATCCATCAATGCCATCATTGGAAAATCCAAAGTCACTAAAAATTGACTAAATATGCCATTGCCTAAACCATTTGAAGGTGAAAGCCAAAATGATTTCATGGGCCGTTGTGTTGTTGATCCTAATATTGTCAATGATTTTGGCACCATTGATCAACGTGTGGCTGTTTGTAGTAATCTATTCAATCCACCGAAAGAGGAAAAGGCACAAGACAATTGGCCGGATGAGTTCGAAAAGGAATTGAGCAAAGCGGAACGCACATCAATCAAGGATTTCACGGAGTTTTACAAGGCAGAATATAATGATGCAATTGATTTGTATTTAAAAATCAAATCAATGACCACAGCAACAGCACAGCAGTTTTTTCAGGATAGCAAATATGTTGCGATGTATGAGGGAATGTATTCAAAAATCGGTTTGCAATTTGCCAATTGGTATTCACGCAATGTTGAAAAATATATGCCAAAAGCCGATCCGGGTAATATGGAATCCATTTGGGCCAACGCATTTGCATTCATGGGAAATCAGGTTGGAACACAAAGTGCAATTATGGTTTCATCGACAGCACAGGCAACATTGACAAATACAATTCGCCAATTTATGTCTGATCCGATATTTATGTCAGCAGGCGAAAAGGTTCAAGCCAAAATGTTGCGACAAAGATTTGATCATTTAGCAGATTATCAGGCACGCAGAATTGTACGGACTGAGGCAACAAATGCAGCCAATTATGCAACAGAGCAGGCGGCATTGAATTTGTTTCCGGGTGCCGATATGACCAAAACGTGGAAATCAGGTTATGATGCAAGGGTGCGTGATGCACATCGTGCAGCAAATGGTCAGGTAGTTCCATTCAATAGCAAATTTTCAGTTGGTGGCGAATCATTACAAAGACCGGGTGATCCAAGTGCATCAGCAAGCAATAGGATCAATTGCCGTTGTTCAATGATTGTATTACCAAAGGCAGGAGCAAACACAATTGGCAAACCAATCACACGAATTGGATTCGGAATGGCTGAGGCAGAGGTAGTGGATGCAATTTCATCAGCATTATTGGCACCGGAAGTCATTGCAACCGTTGTTGCTGAAACAGCAATCGTAGAGGCAGAGACACAAAAAGAAGCGATGAGGCCCAACAATTGGGATGAAATTGTTCCAAAAGGTGTTCAAATAAATGATGAATATCTTTCATTATTAAAAAGAAAACCAACATTAGTTTCAACAGCAAAAGGAAGTAATTTTCAACCCCTTAATAATTTAATTGAAATTGATGTAAAAAGACACGGATCAGAAACGATTGCAAATGTAATGGCACATGAATTTGGTCACACGGTTCATTACCAACAGGGTTGGGTTACATTTACTCAAATTGATCCATCAATTGAATTATTGATGAAAGAACAATTGACCAATATATATGGTAAAGCAAGAGGGATTGAAAGGGCAAAAATAATCAATGGATTAAACAATAAAATGTGGTATAGCCCTGAATTAAGGGCAAAATTTCCTGAATTAACAAACGGACAATTTAGTGAAATGTTAGCATCGACAGCAGATTATTTTGGTGCATTGACTAAAAATCAAATTGGATGGGGCCATGCAAATGCTTATTATAAGGGATCATATGGCAAAAATATGCAAGCAATGGAAATGTTGGCCCATGCATTTGAAAACAAATATGTAGGTAATCCCGTATTTAAAGAATTATTTCCAATTGAATACGAGCAATCAATCAAATTGCTCGATGACCTAATCAAACAAATCAAGAAATGACAGAATTATTCGAATTAGTTGATCAATACAGAAAATTGCATCCAAATGCAGAAAATCCATTAAATTATTTTAATGCATTAGGAGAGGCAGGATTGATTGAGGCATTAAAAAATGCTAATGGTGAAATATTAGTGTTTATACAACCAAATGTTCGCAATGAAATAGATGGAGGAGATTTGGCATAATATTTTTTTTGAGTTGGTTTTCTAATTAGCAATTTGACTAATTTTGGGCAAAAGATAGGTTATGATTTACAAACAAACATCGATTGGGATTGAAGACATAGATGAGGCAAACGGCATCGTTTCCGGCTATGGTTCAATTTTCGGTAATATTGATTCAGACAATGACATCATATTGGCCGGAGCATACAGCAAAACGTTAAAGGAAAACGGTTCACGTGTTAGATATTGCAATCAACATAGAATCGATCAGCCATTAGGTAAATTCACGGAATTACGTGAGGATGGCACCGGCCTTTATTTCGTGGCTGAGGTTCCAAAAACACGAATGGGTGAGGATGTTTTGTTATTGATGAAAAATGGTGTGATCACCGAAAATTCAGTTGGTATTATGCCAATCGTGAAATCATATCGTTCAGATGGAGTGCGTGAATTAAAAGAAGTAAAATTGTACGAAATTTCATGCGTTACATTGGCAGCAAATCCAATGGCATTGATTACCGATGCAAAGGGTGAAATTGATCAGGAATTATTGGCAAAACGTTTCGATGTATTGGCAAAGATGATCAAGAAAGAAAACGTATCTGATGAATTAGGATACGCAATTGAGAGTGAGTTGATGAAATTGAAATCATTGTTTATTGATGTTACCACACGGCCGGCAGAAATTGTCACCGTGCCGGAAGTTAAACAGATGGAGATTTCCGAAATATTTTCATATTTAAACAATCAAATTAAGTCAAAATAAGATGACAGAAGAAATCAAAAAGCAATTAGATGAATTAAATTCAGCTATTGACAGCCGTATTGCGAAAGCAGAAGGGCAAGCAGTTGCATCAGCAACAGGTAAAGCAGACGAATTATTAAAGTCTGAAATCAAAAATATGGAGGCGAAGTTTTCAGAACTACACAGCCGTATTGATGCAAATGAGGTTGCAGCAAAGAAAACAGCAACAGGAGCAAACGCACAATCTTTCAAACAATCTTTGATCGAAGGTATCACAAAAGGTGGTTTAGATGCATTAGTAAACGGATCAAGCCGTTCAGCTAAATTCGAAATCAAGGCAGGTGATATGACCGTTGCGAATAGTTTTACAGGTGAGGTTATCCCTGCACAATATGTTCCGGGTATCAAATATGATCCAACACGTCCAATCCACGTTCGCCAATTATTGGCACAAGGTTCAACATCAGCAGAGGTTGTTCGTTACGTACGTGAATCAGCATATGACAATGGTGCAGCAGCAACAGCACAAGGATCAACATTGCCTGAATCAGATTTCGATTTAACAGCATACGATGCAAACGTTCAGAAAGTTGGAACATATTTCCGTATTTCTGAGGAAATGTTGGCAGATACACCACAGCTAACATCTTATTTAGCGGCACGTGCACCTGAGAAATTGTTAAACGTTGAGGATACACAATTGCTTTATGGTAATGGTACATCACCAAACATTTCAGGTATCGTGACATCAGGATCGACAGCATTTGCAGCAGGTTCATTTGCAGATACAATCGTTGCGGCTAACCAATTCGATGTTTTAACGGTAGCAATCAACCAATTAGCATTGGTAAACTATCGCCCTGATTACATCATGGTGAATCCAACAGATTTTTCAAAAATCGTATTGTTAAAAGCAACAACAAACGAGTATTTGAATGAGCAATATTATGCAGGTTTACAACCATCATTCTTAGGGGTACCGGTTGTAATTAACACAGCAGTTACAGCAGGAACATACCTTGTTGGTAATTTTGGTTTAGGAACACAAATGTGGATTCGTGAAAACTTATCTCTTGAATTCTTCCGTGAGGATGGAACAAACGTTCGTGATGGTTTCGTTACCGTTCGTTTACAAGAGAGAATCGCATTGACTAACTACGCACCATTAGCAATCGTTAAGGGTACTTTTGCAACGGACATCGCTGCAATCGGAGTTTAGTTTTAATACAATTCCAAATTAAGAGAGGCCACCTAAATATTGGGTGGCTTTTCTTTTTATATTTGTTCAAAAAATAGCACAATTATGGGCAAAGTTTTAATGAGAAAAACGGTATTTGACAATAAAACAGGATACCACAGAGCCGGTGAAATCATAACGGTTTCAGCCGATGTCGAAAGACATTATTTGGCACACAATTATGCAATCAAAGCGGAAGCGGATAAACCGGAACCGGAGGTTGTAGAAACAAAAGTGGAGGCCGTAGAGGTTGAAACAAAGGAAGAAAAATTGGTTTACGAAACAAAGGGTAAAAAAGCAAAAAAGAATGCGGCAGATCAAGATTAATGATGTGATTGGTGTTCCAATCATTTCACGTGCTGAGGCTAAAAATTATATTCGTATTGATACAACGGCAGATGATACGTTGATTGATTTAATGATCGAAGCGGCACACACGGCTGCTGAAAACTACATGAGCCGTGATATTATTGCAAAGGAACGCACATATTACCTTGATGAATCCACAACAGGATTCATTGATGTTCCATTCGGCCCTGTGGCATCAGTTGATGCAGTTACCGTGAAGGGTATATCTGTTTCATTTTCGGTTTATGGTTTAGGCGATCCAATGGTTGAAATTGAGCCATTAGGAACCAACATCAAAATTGATTTCACAACAGAGGGAATGAGTGATGGCCTATTAAAACAGGCATTGTTGATGATGGTTTCAACCTATTATGACAATCGCACGGATTTTGTGACCGGGATGACCGTGAATGAGGTTCCGAGTGCATCGGCAAAATTATTGGATGGCATAAAAGCGGTATTTATCTAATGGCAACAAACAACACGGCATCAATTTTAAAACAAAGGATCATTATCAAAAGGATGTCAAAAACATCTGATGGATATGGTGGAACTACACCGGGCGGATATGTTACAATTGACACCGTGTGGTGCCGTGTGCAAGAAACAAAGGGTGATATTGATGAACGCATGGGCATCAGATTAAAATCAACCGAAATAGAGATCACAATCAGAAAGGAAACAGCAGATTTGATTGCCAATGAGGATGTATTGCAAGTAGAAGGATTTGCAACGTTGTATCGTATTAATTCAAATTTTCAAACGTTTGAGAATTTTTGGGTTAAAATGACAGCGACAAAGATTGAGGGATAATGATTAAAATAAAGGTCGATTCAAAACAAATGGATGATCTGCGAAAGCAGATGGATCAATTGGCTAAATTCTCTAAACAGGAATTGTCAAATGAATTGACCACAACAGCAATGCAGATGGTTGGTAGAATGAAATCTACGGCCCCACACGATACAGGTAATTTGAGAAATCAAACCAATTTCGAAAGGCAAAACGAAAATTCTGTTGTTGTTTTTTCACGAGCACCATATGCCCCATATGTTGAATTTGGAACAGGTCGTGGTGTCACATTAAAGTTTTTGCAAGAGGCCGGATTTCCTGCAAGTTATGCGGCACAATGGAAAGGCAAAGGAATCAAGAAACAGGCAATGTATGCACGGCCATTCTTTTTTCCTGCTATCCGAACAGAATTACGTTTACTAAATGTACGATTGTACCAAAAATTAAAACAATTGACTAAATAATGTTAGAACCGATACAATTCATTCGCAAGGCGATCATCACACGTTTGACAAACAACGTTGTGATTGGCGGTGTGACATTTGGTGTTTACAACCGGGTTCCATCATCGGCATCGTTTCCGTACATTTTAGTTTATTCCGTTTCATCTGATGAAACAGATTTTAATCAGACATCGTATATCACAGAAACAATCACACGGATCGAAGTGGTGACACGTTTCGCATCTGATTCGGGTGGAGAATTAACAGCCAATCAGGCAATCAATAGAATTTTAGAATTAATCAGAACACGTTCAAATGGTTACTTTGATTTATCTGCGGATGGATTCAATGTATTTACCTGCGTAAAGGAATCATCATCATATATGGTGGATGATGAACGTGATCACACGTATTTTCGTGGCATAGTTGAAATAAGTAATAAAATCCAACAAACAGCATAATGGAAACAAGGGATGCCATCATTGGCCTAGCATCATCAACAATCACAGCATTAATTTCGTGGATATTAGGCAAACGAAAAGAAAATGCGGACATCAGTACAATACAATTAGAAAATTCCCAACGTGTGATTGACATGGTAACGGCAATGAATGAAAAGTTGGAGGCGAAGGTTGACCAATTAAGCAAAAAAGTGGATGAATTAACGGTTGAAATTGAGAATTTACGTGAAGAAAATCACAAATTAAAGCACGGGCCACCGGCTAAAAATAAAAAAGAGCAGGAATAATGAAGGATCAAAAGACATTGGAACGGATTCAATTGATGCACCCAAAATTGCGTGCTGAGGTTACAACCATTTATGATGAAATTTGTGGAGCATTAAGAGGAAAGGCATTTTGTCGATTCGCATACACATTGCGGACATTTAAAGAGCAGGATGATTTGTATGCCATTGGCAGAACAAAACAGGGTGCCAAAGTTACCAACGCAAAAGGTGGGTATTCATTCCACAATTACGGCCTTGCATTAGACATTGTTTTGATTGATGGGGCATTAGCATCGTGGGATATTAAAAAGGATTTTGATGGTGATGG